TATTTTTCATACATTTTTATTAGTTCCATATTTTGCTTGGCAATATTCTCATAAAAAACATCATAAATATACAAATCATTTAACTTTAGGAGAAACGCATGTCCCAAAATTATATGAAGAAAAATTTATTAGTATCATTTTCGGGAGGCGAAACATCGGGCTTTATGGCTCAATGGATTAAAAAACATTTAGAGGATAGCTATGATAGAGTAGTTTATGTATTTGCCAATACAGGACTTGAAAATGAGCAGACTTTAGAATTTGTAGAACAATGCGATAATTATTGGAAACTAAATGTGCAATGGGTTGAATGTAGTATAAATTCAGAAAAAGGAAAAGGCACAAGATATTGGTTGACTGATTTTGATAATGCAAAAAGAAATGGAGAGCCATTTGAAGCCATGATAGCTAAATACGGAATACCAAATCAATCTGCTCCTATTTGCACAAGAGAGCTAAAGCAAAACCCGATTAAAGCATTTGCCAAAGATTGGTTTGATGGCGAAAAATACGATACTGCAATAGGTATCAGAATTGATGAAGCAGATAGAATGAACGCAAAGGCAAAAGAAATGCGGTTTATTTATCCATTGATTAAACAAGATATGATACCTGCAACAAAGCAAATGATTAACTTCTTTTGGAAGCAAATGCACTTTAGATTGGAGTTGAAAGGGTATCAAGGGAATTGCATTACTTGTTGGAAAAAAGCAGATAAAAAGCTATTTCAGATATATAAAGAAAATCCCAACGCATTTGACTTTATGGATAGGATGGAACATAAATATCCGTTCAATTCAAATAGTGGCAAAAAAGAAGTGTTTTTTAGAAATAATAGAAGTGCAGCCGACATAATGTCTCAAGCAAAGAATTGGAATGGAAAAATTAAAAACGATGCTGATGAATATACCTATCAACTCGATTTGCTTGGTGGCGAAAGTTGCGAAGTTTTTTCAGAATGCGGTTCTTAGTAATGACCGCTAACTGTCCCATTCCCGCATATATTCGCAAACACAACCCCCAACCTCAACCCCATGTACACCGTAACAATCACCAACCCCAACCCCGCCATAGGCGCGAAGTGCCGCACGGCAACATTCAGCGAGTGGATAGACGCTCAGGCGCAGTTTGAAAGGTGGCGTGAATGGCTCGATGCCAAGCGCGACCCTGAGCAATCGTCGAAGTACAACATCATTGCCGTAGGCGACGATGGCTACATCGTAACCATGACCCAAACAGACGTAACGCCACCAGCACCCGGCAGCACCTGCGAGGACATCGACTTCGACACAAGGAGTTAATGTATAACTTGACGAACACAACAGAAAAGTAAAGCCATACCTTTACGAATGAGAACCCGTTCATTAACCATGGTTATACCCCATAAGGTATGATAAGTCATTCAGGCAAACACATCAAAGCAAAACCAACAACAATGGATGATAAAGCTACTATGATACATTACTTTCAATTTACAGAATGGATTGCTGAAAGGTACAATTATATTGGTGGTGAGTTGTGTTGCTGGTGTGCGAAACAATATGATATTAAAGACAGAGAACGCTACAAGAATACTGGTGAATTATGGGCGTATTGGTGGGAAAATTGCCGATAACGCCTACGGCTTGGCGAAGTGGGGGAATTTAACCCACAAAAGCCGATAAGAATTACTAATGTTCAATAACAGATAAAAGATGATAGAAAGCAGTCAGCCCCCATTTTGCCAAACCGATGTTACCAGCAGTGCCTGTCGTAATGTTGATTTATTTGGTAATTATATAATAGATAAAAAAAACCTTTCGGATTGGTTTATTGTGCCTCCATTTTCAGTACTAAATGTGGGTTCTGATGTATGGCAAGCACGAAAAAAAATATGGATGAATAGGATAAAAGACACTGCACAATCGAGGAGTAACGTATTGCGAAACTACACACAGGTAGGTGTAGACTTTATGAATATTAAAGGAGATACTACAAGCATATTAGACCCTGTATTGTGTGAGATATTGTTGCATTGGTTTTCAGAAGAAGGACACAATTCTTTTGACCCTTTTGCTGGCGATACAGTTTTTGGTTTCTGTTCTGCATATAAAGGAAGGTCATTCAAAGGAATTGAATTGAGAGAGGAACAAGTATTGCAAAACCAAACAATAATAGACGCTAATGGATTAGATGCTCAATACATAATTGACGATGCTTTGAATATTAAAAAGCACATTAAAAAAGAAAGTATGGACTTTATGTTTTCTTGCCCACCTTATGCAGACTTAGAAGTTTATTCTGATAAAGAAAATGACCTTTCTAATATGGATTACGATGTTTTTTTTGATGTGATTAAACAAGTTTATACTGATTGTTTTGATTGCTTAAAAAAAGAAAGATTTGCAGTAATAACCATTGGTGAAGTAAGGCATAAAGACACAGGTTGTTACATTGGTTTAGTGCCAAAGATTATACAGATTATGTGTGATGCAGGATTTCATTATTACAACGAGATAATACTTAATACTCCTGTTGGCAACCTAATGATGAGAGCAGGAAGGTATATGAACCAAAACAGGAAGATTGGGAAAAACCACCAAAATGTATTGGTTTTTTATAAAGGCAACCCTAATAACATAAAAAAACACTTTAAAAAAATAAAAGATGAAAGCAGAAATATATAATATAAGTGGATGGATTAATTCAGTAGATGAATTAGTAATCAAAAAATACTTTGATAAACTCTTAGAAAAATCAGGTTTTACAATTTTAAACTACCAAAGCCACCAATTTATACCAATCGGATATACTGGTTTGTGGCTTCTTTCAGAAAGTCATTTTGCAGTACATACTTTTCCCGAAGAAAATAAATCATATATCGAATTGTCAAGTTGCAATTATGATTTTTACGAAATATTTAAATCGGAGTGCGGTGTCTTTTGGCATTGCTGGTAACTATCCTATATGCGAACACATTCGCATACACACCTACAACTTCAACCCGTGCTTGTCGGGGTCGAACACGGGTATATGCCGCATCAGATAAAACAGCTTGCCCTTCAGCACATCGGCCTCTGTCTCCGTCCAAGGAGACTTCAACACCGTATCCTGACCAAACTGCGTCTTAGCATCGTCGGGAACCTGCAAGGCAATAGCATCACATAAGAATTGACACCACTCCAAGCGGAACGCGCTCTCAGCCTCCGCACGGCTTACAGCATCCTCCTCCTTCGGTTTAACTACTCTTGTCTTTGCCATAATCAAAACAAGATATTAAGTTTCGTCGTATATCCGTGCTTCTTGTCAATCATCTTAAACCCCTGCTGCGGCCGCTCAAAAGACGCGCCAATCTTCTGCGCATAAGCACTATAACCGATGCCTGAACCATTCACCATGCAGTCCTTTGTGGCCTCAAACAGCTGGTGATAGTGGCCCATGAAGTTGAAGTCTGCCTTTATCGTCGTGTTGTACCTACCGATAGCCTTGATGAGCGGAACCGTCAACCCACCAATTCCACCTCCATAGCTAATTGTGTCGCCATGCCAGAAGCGGTTCACAAACCCAAACACATTCACATAAGCAAAAAGCCCATCAGGAATTATAAACTCAAAGCGTTTATCGCGCTGATAGTAGTCCTCCAAGTCCTTGTACATCATCCACTCATAGCTGTTCTTGTGGCCCGTTGACACCCTCGGCTTCTTATTCGTCCTGCCGTGGTTTCCATAGTTGCACACAACGCTACTCTTATCAAACCCACCGTGTTGGGCGTAGAAGTCCAATGCGCTTATGATGCGCTTCTTCGCAAACCGTACCGCCTGCACCGGACTGAGGTAGTTGCTCTCTTCCAGCTCCTCGTGGATGTACCCCGTGATAAAGTCCCCACCGAGCCATACAATGACTTGCTTCACGTCGCTGCTGTGCCTCTCCTTATGCACCAGCTTCATGCTGTTCTGGATGCACCGCACCCACCG